TAATCTTTTTATATTTGCAGCATAGACAAGGGAAGTTGTGAAACTTCTTAATAGAATAGTTTAGTTAAGTCTAGTTTAGTTTTTGTGTTGTAAATCGGGAGCCTGCAAGAGTGCACGAGCTCCCGATGTTTTTTATATTGATTTTCAGGATTTTACGATATGGAATCAAACTATTAAGCCACTTTTTAGTATCAATATTTATAGTAAATAAATGTCAAAAATGCGACGATTTTCTTGTCGGATTCTTGTCGAAAACGCGTTTTTGTTTCCGTTTTCTTGTCCAAGATTTCCGACTTTATTACTAAAAAAGACTAGTTATGGCAAATTTTTCATTGGTAATCGTTCCTGCAAAAGTATTAACAGGAGGAAAACATAAGGTGAGAGTGATGGTTTCCCACAATGGACAAACCAGATATATCCCCACTGATATAATCATTGATTCGATTAGTGAATTTAAAGAGGGTAGGGTAGTGAAACGCCCAGACAAGGATATCCTGAATCTCCGGCTTAAAAAAATATGTGATAAATATTTTGAGAGGTATATGGAACTGGAATTCTCCAATTGCCTGACATGTTCCCAGCTTGTCAGGCTCATTACAGACAATGGCAGGGACAAATGCCATACATTTGAAGAGGTGGTGGATGAATACCTTTCACAGATAGATGAAGAGGACAGAGGCAAGACATATAAACTCTACAGGCTGGCAGCGAACAAGTTCATCCAGTTCACAGGAACCGGGGCGCCTATGGAGCATATCACTCCAATCCGAATTAATGGTTATATAAGCGCTCTCAAAAAACAACGTCTGTCAAATACGACAATCAACATCTATATCACTTTGCTTAAGGTACTCATCAATTATGCGAAGAAGATGCAATATGTCAATTTCAAGGTTGATCCGTTCGTCACCGCAAAAGTACCGTCATCCAGAAAACGTGAAACCTTCATCACCGTGGAGCAGTTGAAAAGGTTACGAGATCTTGATGTGAAGAAACATAACATGATGATAGTGCGTGATATCTTCATGCTGACATACTATCTTGCGGGTATGAATCTGGTTGACATGCTGGATTATAATTTCAAGAATACTGACGAGGTGAACTATATAAGGAGAAAGACCAGAAACACCAAAGAGGGAAATTCCATGGTGTGTTTCACAATTCCCGATGAAGCTATGCCTCTTATCATGAAGTATATGGATAAAAAGACTGGGAAACTTGTTTTCGGCAAATACAGAACTTATGTGAGCTGTTATAATACTCTGACAAGGAAAATGAAGAACCTGGCTCTTGAAGTAGGTATAAGGCATGATTTTACATTGTACTCTGCAAGGAAAAGTTTTGTCCAGCACGGCTTCGACTTGGGAATCCCCTTGAGCACATTGGAGTATTGCATAGGGCAAAGCATGAAGGAAGACCGCCCGATATTCAATTATGTGTCTATAATGAAAGTACACGCGGACAAAGCTATCAGGATGATTTTGGACAATCTGAAATAAATATGATAAAAGGCAGAATAATTTCTTTAAAAGTTTGCACATAATATTTTTATTATGTAAATTTGTATCGTCATAAAGAAACAGAGTATTAACCATTAAACACAAATCAATGACAGATGAAGAGCTAAAGCAGGAAATTGAGAAAGTTAAAAAAATGATTTCAGATTATGAAAGTTTGAAAACGGTGATTGCTCCAACTTCTGGAGAGTATGAACGACAGATGAACATTTTGCTCGACAGGCTGGGCAATCTATTGAAGATGAAAGATTAACAAAAAGCCCCTCTTGGGAGGGGTTTTGAAACTATACGATATGGATAATTTACAGGAAAAATTAGCAGAACTGAAAACCTATATAGGGAAAACGGACGAAGAAAGCAAGGCCAGATTCGATTCCTTGTCTGCGGAAATAAAGGCAATGAAGTTGACGGATGAAGAGAAAACCATCTTCAGTAACTTTATGATGCAGGGACTGGAGGATATCAGTAACAGTATGGATGTCATAGAACGGGAATTAAGAATCAGGGAACAGCTAAAAGAGGCTGTTGAGATATTGCCTTTGGCTTATATTGCTAGAAACTACTTTGGAAAGAGTGCATCTTGGCTGTATCAGCGCATAAATGGATATAAGGTGCGAGGAAAGGTCTATACGCTGAATCATGAGGAAATAGGTATCTTCAACCGTGCACTGAAAGAAATAGGAGAAAAAATAGGCTCACTGTCCATTACTGGTTAATGGCTGTTTCTTATGACACCTGATCCCCATGGTTGAGCTGCCATGGGGATTTCTTTTTATTGGATAATGCCGAAAAAATTCATATCTTTGCAGTCACAAGTATGTAGAACATAATTCTTAGTGCTTGGTTTGACTTTGGTGAGGGGGTGGTTCCCCTCACTTTTTTATATCGGAAATCTTTGTTTATTGTTTAGTATAATGTCTATAAATTGTATGACACCTTTGAGGTTATATTATGTAGAAGCAATGTCGCATCTATATAAACAATTTCATAATGAGTAGAATTATAAAGAATTGTCCATGTACGTTAGAAGTATGGAGTGGTCCAGATGAACCGATTTTAAAAGAATGGAATATGTATTTTAACTGTAAAAATAAAATAAAGGAGTATTTAAACAGTAAACTTCAAGAGTTTAAAGGGAATATGGTAGAATGTTATGTTTATCAACTGCATAAGGGCAAACTTAGTGAAGTATCGGTGTGTTTTGAAGTAAAGTAAAGAAAGTTTCCAGAAGGATATTGAAAAGGCAGCTTATTGGGCCGCCTTTTCAAGGTTCTCTCTGATTTGTTGGAGCATCCGGAAAGCTCCGGCCATCTTATAGTTACCCAGACATTGCTTAGCCTGCATGATACAACTTTCAACAGTAAGTTTCAAATCCGGGGTAAAAGCCGCTTTGTTAATCTGCATTTCTTTGGGAAGTTCATCAGCATGGTTATTGAACCATACGATCATTTCATTCAATTCCTCTTCGGAATAAGATTCTTTTTCAGCCATGATACATAAATTGATGTTAATAGTGTGCAAAGATAAAGGAACATATAATTCATGGGTTATCTTTTAACAGAAATATTATCAAAATAAAACCGTCCCTACTTATCACAAGCTGGAACGGTTCAGATTAGTTTCGTTTTTGACAATCTACTTCACATTTTATTGAACAAAATACCAATAGATTTGTTCAAAGGGATTTGCCTATTTCTAAAAATATTTGTTGTCACATTATTACGTATTACAAAAAATGAGGGGTATCGTGCATTACGACACCCTCTCCAACTTTTATTATGAGATTGGCTTCTACTCCACATATAAACAAATCCAATGAGAGGATAGCAAATATGCACATTGAACAGTTCCAAATAGTTTGCTACATCTCTGAGTGTTGCTATATCACTATAATAAGATAATAAACTATTTTTTACACTAAGATTGGAGAACATGAAATAGTCTTTTGAATGGATTGTATATAATCTCGCATATAACCCCAATCGGGTTCTCCTTTGTTATCAGCAGGCAGACTGATTTTTTGTGCAAGAAGTTTGTCTTTAGTTACAGCATCTCCCCAATTGTACTTGTGTTTTAAGGAACAACTCAATACAGTGATAATATAAAGTAACTCTTGTTCATTGCTAACACTTTTACTATATAGAGCTATGTTATGACTATCGTTAGAAACAAAATCATTTTTTTGGTAAGTCAGTGTGAATGTTTTTCCGCCAATCAGGATGCAATTGCCTTTGATTATTTCATAGTTGGAAGCATCAATGTAAGCCGCCACACCATTATTAACACTGCTTGCAGTAACAAAGGGAGTAGAACCCGAACCATCTACTATGTCACGACTTAGAATATTGCCTGTATTAATGGCACTGAAATAGTCGCCAACCGCAAAGTCTTTCCAAGCATTGATATTTAACCGTTTACGCTTACCCCCCCCCTATAACATTTGTTAACTTATCTATAGACGTCCGTACTTGAGATTCGATGTTTTTCATGTATTGCTCCATATATTTCCAATTTGGCTCACCAGAACTATAAACAGGAAGTTTAATTTTTTCTAAGCCAATAACATCTTTATTGGCCATATCACTATACATGTATTTTTTACACACAGAACGAATAACAGTAGCAATAAAATTACCATTATACCTATTTAATTTTGGATTGTATAGCAATATGATTGAACTTCCAGCCCCACCTCTACCAAGAAAATTACATTCTTGGTAAAAGCTACTACCATCTATTGGACTAACTGTAATACAATTTCCTAAATCAATGTCTTTATCATTTTTGGGTTTAAGATATTTAAGAACACCATTATTGAAATTACCAGAAGCAACAAATGGAACCTCACCTTCATCATAATCCATTTGGCTTCTTGCTTCAGGTCTCTTGATTTCAAATAAATCCCGTATTACAAATTCATGCCAGTTTAAAATATCTATTTGTTTCATTTGTTGTCTTTATTTATGGAAATATTAATGTGTTGTCCTGTATCTTCTATTAAACTGGAATATAGGACTTTCTTTAACAGTTTCTCGCAAAATTCCTTAGAATCAATTCCACGCTGGAACATTTCATAGTCCATCATAGTCTTGACGAAATCTTCCTCAAATATTTCAAATGGGGCGGTTGGCATTTGATAGGAAAGATGTTTTAATGGGTCAATTATCTGGCGAGTATCATATAGAGGGTCTGCTCCATCCCTAATAGCTTCAATCCAGTAATCTTCTTTTTCTTGCCAGCGGTTCTTCGTGTCCTGACGACCTTGGTTTTTCACAGTTTCCAGACCGTCTTCCTCAATATAATAACCTATGATATTGCGTCCATTTTGTGGTTTCCCTGCCTCAAAAACGAAGATAGAAGTTGTTACCCCGACCCCGAAAAACAAATTCTCAGGCAGTTTAATTATTGTCGTGAGTGTATTGTTCTTCAAAAGTTTGTTGCCGTACTTTTTATCAGTATTATCTTTCTCTAATTTTTTGTCAGGCAAGATGAATGCACATTTTGTTCCAACAGGTACAGATTTCAATACATTTTCTACTATTTTCAAACATCCGTACTTTCGTTCGTATGGAGGGTTCATCAACACCTTTGTTATTTTTTTGCTCTTAATCCATTCGCAAGCCTCCTCGGTGCGTGTGTCTAACTGTTCAAGATTTGTTTTCCCGTCTTTGTGAATGAGCATATTCGCACAGGCGAGCGCAAAAATTTCCCTGTCAAACTCAATTCCGAATAATTGGCTTGATTTTATCGTCATTGCTTCCGAGGTGTTTACACCGCCAGCTTCTTTCACCATATTACACATAGCCTTCACAAGAAAAGCACCTGAGCCACATGTTGCGTCAAGCACTCGGTCGTGCTGGTTTACCTCAATAAGTCTATACATAAAAGAAGTAATATGGTCCGGTGTGAACACCTGACCGCTCTCGGACTTTTTCTTGTAACGATTAAACTCGTTGAAGAATATTCCCATTACATCTTCACCGTTCCAATAATCGGAATTGACACAATCAGAAATTTCAGAAATCCACGTTATGAAGTTGTCTATTGCCTCTTGGTTATTTGTCATATTCATCTTTATTTCTGAATAGACTTCAACAAGAAGGTCTAATTTCAAGTTCTGCTTTCGGTCTTTTTCGAGTGATTTAGACAAGGTATTCAATATGGAAGATGTCATGAGAGAATATTCCATTCCCTTTTCAAGCATTGCCCCATATCTTTTTGCTACCAATGCACAAGCTGTGATAATCATCCTATGGTATAGATTCTTTATACCAAATTGGACATGCAAGCAATCGTTTATTTTCTTAGTAAGCGAATATATCAACTGTTTATTAATCCGATTCTCCTTGAACAGAGCGATGTAATATCGTTTGTTTTGGAGTGTTTTAGCAACATCCGCTATTTCTTCATATTGTTCGCTTCCTTTGATGTACTTTATAACACGGACATCTGTTCCATTGTAAAGAATGCCCACCACACGTTTGTATTGCAGGGCTGCTATTTCTATATTTTTGACTAATTCCGCATAGTGTTTTTCTGAAAAGACATCCTCTTTCTCAGATTTCGTTTCCAAAATAATAGCTATATCTTGTTTGTCATTGGGCAGATACCATCCATCAGGCTTGTCAGACACGCCTTTAAAGCCCAATTGATTGAAAGTTGTTATTTGCCCTGTTCCTTGCTTCACATCAGGGTCTTTTTCGTCAAAGCCAAGTATAACTTTTGCGTTATCTCTTATTTCGTCTTCTGTCAAATACATTGTACGTTTAAGATTGAGTGATTCCATTATTAGGTAACAACAATTCTAGTACATCCATTTTTAGAATATCTGCAATTTGATATAGCACAGGAATGGGAGGTTGCACTTTGTTTGATGCATACAGATTGACCATATTGAAAGTCTTTCCAAATCTATTTGCTAATTCTGTTTGGCTGATGCCTCTTGCCGCTAATGCCTCTTTTATACGGTTCTTGCACATATTATGTTTTGCACATCGTTGTTTATACGCTGCAAAAATATAAAATTTAATTTGGTAACCTTCGTATAGTATCGAAAAATACTACTTTTGTACCTGAAAGAGTTACTCTATGAAGTAAAACAAAGCAATAGAGACGGTTGCCAAATCATAACCTCCAAACAAGATAATTTTTCTAACTCATTTAATTTCAAATAGCTATATTTCTTATACAGATTTACATAATTCTATTCTTTTCAGTTGATTGTGTAATCCAATTGGAAAATTGTATTTAAACAAATACCCCGACTCATCACGAGCCGGAGTAGTCCAATTTATAAATTTAAAGTTTTATGATGAAGATTGTCTTTTGCGCCAATGTTTTACTATTAGCATAACGACAATCAAAACGGTTACACAAACACAGACAAAACCGATTTGTTTAGGCAGCATGGATTCTTTTTTCTCTTTTATGGTTTCTGATCGCTTTTTTTCATAAATATCAGAAGTAATATCCTTGTCAGCTTTCACCTCCGTACTGTCTTTGGTTGCAGTTTCCTTCTTTCTATTCTTGCTGAAATCACCTTCTACATGCCCATCAGCCAGTAACGGAGGTTTCCCGGTCAGGCTATCGGGCGGTTTTCGGGTGTCATAGATACAGAAATCAATCACATAGTTACCATTAGTGGTAATGAGTTCGCTCAAAGACGTACTTGATCCGTGTACGATGTTGACAGATTCACGTGTACTATCCTTCTGTATAATCTTAGTGTCTGACTTGACAGATTTATGCGAGCTGCCACATGATCCGAACAACAGGAACAGACACATGAAAGGAGCCAGCAATATATGCCGGCTTACCCAGTTCATAACTCTAACCAACATAAGAGATATCATTTATGCGGTTCATCCACCCTCTCTTAAATTTATTATTGGTCGGACGCTTGCGGCATATATCCTCAATAAAGTCGAACCGGGCAATCTTAATCATGTCGAACAACTCACGCGGGTTCTTGGCATTTACAGTGGCAATGGTCTTGGGACCTACAATGCCATCCGCCGTAACACCAAGCAAGCGTTGAGGAATCTTAATTCCGTGCGCACCGGATGCCCACACCCAATCAACCAATATATTAGCAACTGATTGCGATTTAATCTCGTCAGCTTTCCATCTGTCCCAATAATGCGGCTTGAGTACACGATTAACAACATCTTCACGGGTAAGTAGGTGTAAATCATCCACATCTATATCACCGTCACCATCCTTGTCATAGCCGCACGATTTCCATGTGCCGATAGTCACCCCCATATTGGTAGCCCCTCCCAAATCGTCAGGGTCATTTACAAAACCGCCTTCCCATTTCAGAATAAACGGTGCAAGTTTTCTTACGTCAGCCATACTACTCATTAATTATAATTATTCGATTTTATTTTCTTTGAATTCCGGCAGGATATATTGTATGTTAACCGCTGCTTCATGCAAGACCTTATGAAGTTCATCTTCATTCAAATCCGTTTCATCTGTAAACTCACAAAAGATATTTCCAACCCAATCTTGAGATGAATTAAGCCGTTTAATAGCCACGCTGTTGCATCCATTTGTTGATAATAGAGATTTGGCAACCTTATCCTTAACCTGGTTATCAATATCTGAATAGAACATGAAAAGATTCTTTGCGAGATTTTCTGCAAAAACGGCTACTTCACTCATGGGAAGTGATTGGATGTTTTCACGCATTCCGGCTATACCTTTTCGTTTTACCTCGAACTGCACCGAAAGAAAAGCTATATGCCCCAAAGGATGGGGTTGTACGATATATACCCTGTCTGCTTTCGTTTCATAAAGTACACGCCACAGCTCACCGAACACCTTGGCGGAGTTCTCACTGCGGTGGTAACTTCTTCTTTCCTCCTCTTTTTTAAAATATTCCACTTTTAAATCAGTCAGTTTGTTTTTAGTATACTGATTATAGGCGAAATAAGCTGCCAGCAATGTTCCGGCAGCACTAATAATGTTTGCAATATCTATCTCCATCACATTCACCGTTTAATTGTTATATGATAAATTATTCATCCTGTTTCTTTATTCTTTAGCTGCCATGTCTTTTTTGAGAAAGCTGGCAGTTTTTCCAAAAAATGTATTGTCAATATGGTTTGTTTTACTATTTTTGTTAATTGTCTTTTAGGACTGTGACGGTTCATCCATGATCCTTCCGCCATATTGAAAGTCCTATAAAGAAAATGTGGATCTATATTTACCAAATTGTTTAATCTTACTGTCCTGTTATCATTAGTCAGTATGATTTGATTATCCCGGTTGTCTGAGAAGATTGCCGGGATTTTTATATATATGCAAAATAAATCCATATCCATATTGCTTACTATTCATATTTCACTATCTTTGTCAAGACTTTGTTGACCTGATTCTTTCAAAACTAGTATTGGACTTAACTCCCCCCGTCTGGCTTCACAGTTTGACGGGGGATTTCATTACTTTAACAGATAGACAATAAAAAAAGAGCCCGATGACAATATTTATTGCCATCAAGCTCCTGGTTACACTGCAAAGATAGTGAAAACTATTCCATATTCAATCCATATTGAAAAAAATAATCAGGAGCAATATTTCGATTATCCGAAAAATTTAAAGAGTCACAATATTAATAGAAAACAAATAGGATTCATGGAATCTATCGGTTGTCTATAAAATCAGATGTCCTCAAGCCTTTATCAGGAAACATCTTTACTTTTTTCCTTTGAACATTTTTCAAGTCACGCACAATGGTGCTGGAAAGTACTTCAGAATAAATCTGTGTGGTCTTTACGGAAGTATGTCCGAGCAGCTTCTGGACTGTTGTAATCGCAACTCCCTGATGAACCAGCAGGGTGGCACAGGTATGACGGCTCACATGGAATATACACGGCAAAGCAAGCGACAGCGAACAGGTAAAAATTAAACGTAAACCGTTAGAAATAAGCGGCATTTCAGTATTCTGCCAAGTTGAGAAAATGCAAACCACAACGGAATATTGAGGTTGTTCAGTTACCAAACCGTTAGCCGGGCAGTTACCGAAACGGGAACAGGTAACGGAAAGCGATAAAAAGAAATCCTCACCGTTTTGTTTGCACTCATACACAGTGTTTTGCATATCAAGGGACGCTTATATGGCAAGTAAATTTGCACTTAAAAATATAAGCGTATGAAAGTAGTGAAATTCAAGGTGCTGCTCTACCTCAAAAAGAGCGGACTGGACAAGTCGGGCAAGGCTCCCATCATGGGACGTATCACGGTGAACCGCACGATGGCGCAGTTCGGTTGCAAGCTGTCCTGCACACCCGAATTGTGGAATCCCCGTGAAAGCCGTCTGAACGGCAAGAGCAGGGAGGCGGTGGAAACCAATGCCAAAATAGAGAAGTTGCTGTTGGCGGTGAACAACGCCTTTGACAATCTTGTGAGCCGTAAAGTGGATTTCGATGCCACCGATGTGAAGAATCATTTTCAAGGCAGCATGGAAACACAAATGACCCTCATGCGAATGACGGACGTTGTCTGTGACAACCTAAAAGCCCGTATTGGCATTGACCGTGCGAAAGGGACTTATCCCGGCTATCACTATATGCGCCTGACACTTGGCGAGTTCATCGAGCATCAGTACAAGGTCAAGGATTTGGCATTCGGGCAGCTTACAGAACAATTCATCCACGACTATCAGACATTCGCCATGGAAAACAAGGGATATGCGATAGATACCGTCCGCCATCATCTTGCTATCTTGAAGAAGATATGCCGTCTGGCTTATAAGGAGGGGTATGCCGATAGAATCCACTTCCGGCATTTCGCCTTGCCGAAGAAGACTGAAACGACCCCACGGGCATTGAGTCGTGAATCGTTTGAGAAAATCCGTGACGTGGAAATACCTGCTTACCGTAAATCCCACATGCTGGCAAGGGATATGTTTCTCTTCGGATGCTATACCGGGGTCTGTTATGCGGATGTTGTCTCGATTACCCATGAGAACCTATATACGGATGAGGACGGGGCTTTGTGGTTGAAGTACCGAAGAAAGAAAAACGAACTTCGTGCCAGCGTGAAACTGTTGCCCGAAGCGATTGCGCTGATTGAGAAGTATCACAATGAGGGCAGGGACACACTGTTCCCCTTGCTGCATTGGTCAAATCTCAGAAGGCACATGAAAGCATTGGCGGCACTGGCGGGCATCAAGGATGACTTGTGCTATCATCAGGCGAGGCATAGTTTCGCATCGCTGATAACGCTCGAAGCGGGTGTGCCGATTGAGACCATCAGCAGGATGCTGGGGCACTCCGATATTTCCACCACTCAGGTATATGCCCGTGTCAGTCCGAAAAAACTGTTCGAGGACATGGACAAGTTCATAGAAGCGACCCAGGATTTCAAATTAACCCTATAAACCCAACAATGATATGCGAAGCACATTTTCACTATTGCCCTACATCAACCGCAGCAAAGTGAGGGCTGACGGTACGACCGCCGTACTCTGCCGTATAACCATTGACGGTAAACAGACCGCCATAAGCACCGGTATTTATTGCCGCCCCGAAGATTGGAACGGCAAGAATAATGAGATAAAGACCATCAGGGAGAACAACCGCTTGCGGGAATACCTGCGTCTGACGGAAGAAGCCTATGCCGAGATACTTAAATCGCAAGGCGTGGTCAGTGCCGAGATGTTGAAAAACCACATTTCCTTGAACAACATCCATCCGACCACCTTATTGCAAATGGGTGAATGGGAACGTGAGCGGTTGAAGAAGCATTCCGAAGAGATTGATTCCACATCTTCCTACCGGGCTTCAATGTACTATCAAAAGTACCTGACGGATTTTATAGCGTCTATCGGGAAAAAAGATATTCCTCTTGAAGAAGTGACTGAGGATTTCGGCAAGTCCTACAAAGTCCACTTGAAGAAATGCAAGAACTTCGGGGTGTCACAGACCAACCATTGTCTGCGTTGGCTGAACCGGCTGTTGTACCTTGCAGTCGATAAGGAGATTATCCGTGTAAATCCCTGTGAGGACTTGGAGTATGAGCCAAAGCCGGAGGCAAGGCACAGGTACATTAACCGCGAGGAGTTCAGGAAGATACTTTCCACCCCGATGTATGACAAGCGGATGGAACTGGCAAGACGAGCATTCATCTTTTCGACCCTGACCGGGCTGGCGTATGTGGACATCAAACTTCTTCATCCCCATCATATCGGGACAAATGCGGAGGGCAGACGGTATATCCGCATCAACCGCAAGAAGACAAAGGTGGAGGCGTTCATCCCCTTGCATCCCATAGCGGAGCAGATATTGTCGTTGTATAACACAACTGATGATGAGAAGCCCGTGTTTCCTCTTCCCAACCGTGATGCCCTATGGTTTGAGGTTCACGAGTTGGGAGTAACCATAGGAAAAGAGGAAAACTTGACCTATCATCAAAGTCGGCACAGCTTCGGAACATTCCTGATTTCTGCGGACATTCCGATTGAGAGTATCGCCAAGATGATGGGACACTCCAATATCAGGACGACACAGGGATATGCACGGATAACCGATGATAAAATCTCTAAGGACATGGACAAGCTGATAGAGCGCAGAAAGGAAATATCGGCTGGCGAAAAGAAGAAACAGTAAATAATCATCATAAAATAAATGAATTATGAGCAGAGGAATAATCACAATCAGTGAAACGGGTGCAGTAACCATACCGACCGCACCTGTATGGATGACCCAATTTGAAATTGCCGACCTGTTCGAGGTATTCTCGTGCGACATCCGCAAGGCGATACGGGCAATCTACAAGAACAAGGAATTGAGCGAAACTGATACGATGAAGTATATCAAGCAAACTGACGGCATCAGCTATGATGTGTATAATCTTGAAATGGTTATAGCCATTGCATTCAGAATATGTAGTAAAGAAACCCTCTTGTTCAGACGGTTTGTAATAGGTGAAATATGCGCCACCAAGAAAGGAAGTCCGGTCACACTATTTGTTTCCTATGGCAAGGGTAGCAACCTATGGTATAGTTGAGGTTCATCCTGTCAACCACTTGTTCCCTATGCTCGGATGCAAAGGTAGCGTGTGGCTCTGACGGCATTGGCAAGGTCGGGCGGCAGAGCCGTTTCGGGCAGAATCTTCCTCAAACGGATTTGAGCGTATTCAGCCTGAAAACCTTGCCGCTGCCAGCCACACGCATTTAGGGCATCCGGCAACGGAAACAAGCGACTGATGGGAAATCAGAAGAAAGAGAAGGAACGGCTTACAGACGAAACTAAAGATTGATGCTTCATCCGTAAGCCGTTCCTTTTTCTTTTGCCGAAGTTCCATTGCTGCCGCAAGCATGGGCAGACGGCAAACTGCGCTCCTTCAAGAAAATCAGGTTGCCGTCAGTCTGTAAGCGGAACGATAGCCGTCAGCCAGCATCCTTTCGATGTCGGATTCACGGTAGAGGATTTTACCGCCCAACTGAATGTAGGCGATACGCCCCTCGTTACGGTAGTCCTGAAGCGTCCGGCGGCTCACTTTCAGCCGTGCCGACACCTCCTTGTCGGTGAAGAAACGTTCCCCGTTCAGTGTCGGGCGGTAATTGGCTGTCAGATGCTCTACATTGTCCAGCAGACGGTCGAGGCTGCCCATGAAGTGGATTATCCACCCGTTGTCTTTGTTAATCAGTTCGTTCATATTACTTTGGATTTAGTGGAGTTATTGTCATTACTCTATTCGGTTATCAGATAGACCTGCCTTTGAACTTCGCTTCCTTTCGCCTGTCCTCCACGATGGAGACGATACGCTGCACATCTTCGGGACGGTAATAGGTCTTGTGGTTTATCTGCGAATAAGCCAATGTGCCGTTGTCCCGAAGTGTCTGCAAGGTTCGTGGGCTGATGTTGAGCATCCGGCACACGTCCTGATTGTCCATCCATTCACTCATTTTCTTTTCGCCGTGCCTATGGCAGATGGCATCCATACGGCTGACGAAGCGGTCGAACTTGGCGACCAGTTCCTCGAAGGTCTTTCTCTCGATTGATACGATTTCCATATTGTCTTTCTTTTAGTTGTTACTGTTTCTTTTGCCGCAAAGGAATATATAATCCGTTACCTGACAATAGGTTCCCCGAAAGTGGAAGCGTGTTGCGCTGATACGGCAGTCATTGTCCGGGATGCTGACTTCCCTTTGGCGGCTATCATTCCTTCTCCTGCAAAGAAATACATAATCCGGCATCCGGCAATGGTTTCAATCAGGTCTGGCAGCAAGTGGCACAGGGTGGTAGAGGTTGGCATTGGCTGGAGGCAGCGGTTATCCTCTTAATTCTAAAAAATAGAAAGGTGGCAAGGGGAAAAATAAGGGCTTAATTCAAATTCGCCTACAATTGAGTCTTTGCCCTTTCGGGCATATACATCCGGCAAAACGGTGAAGTCCTCACCGCTTTATCAACCGCCATAATGCAAAACCACACAAAATTGCCTAAGAGAATCCAAGTGCTTGACTGACTGTATTAAAGCACCTTACTTTGCTCCCGATAATCGGTCAAGGTGTTTACCAAGACCACAGTTAATAACTTAATCAATTTGTTTTTTTACAATGAAGAGAGAACCAAACATCACAGAGCAGCAGGCTCGTGAAATCGTGGAAAAGATGGGACGCAGGGAATCCTACACTCCCAAGTCGATGAATGACATCTACAGACGTATCGGTCTGGAGCCGGATGAGCTGGAACTGCCCGGCAATACCGTTACGGAGGAAACGGAGACCGCTATGGCGGATGAACCGTCAAGTGAGGCGGTCGAGAAAACGGCAATGCCGCAGAAGCGTGTCAGCAGCAAGCAGCGCAGGTTGTCGTTGGAGGAGTACCGCGCCACCTACCTGAAAGTCCCGAAACTTGTCAACCGCAAGCCCGTGTTCGTCAGCGAGACGGTGCGTGACGAACTCGACAGGGTTGTCCGCTTCCTCGGAGGAAAGGGCATGAGCGCATCGGGGCTGATTGAAAACCTCGTCCGCCTGCACCTCGACACCTATCGGAACGACATCGAGCAGTGGCGCAAGCTCTGACGGGATTACAGAAAGTCGGTTGGGCTGGTGAATACACTTCATCGGCTTAACCGATACCCAAGATGAGTGAGTACACCCGGAAACAAATCCGACAGGCGGAGGATTTTTGTGTCCTCAAAGACACAGCAAGATATATTTTCAGTTACCCGAATAATTCTAAGTAACTGAAAATCCTTGCACCGCCGTGGGCAGAATTATCCTCCGCAGTCGGATAATTTCGGGGTTCATTAATCAAAGATTAAACAATGGATAAACCATAAAATTGAAAGAATAAGAAGAATGAAAAAGAAGACTAAGTACGGGAGAAATCCCAAGTTGAACCCGAAGACGCACTGTGTGATGGTGCGCTTCGATGATGTGGAATGGAACAGGTTCCTGACGATGTACGAGGAATCCAACGTGTATGCGAAAGCCGTCTTTCTCAAGGCGCATTTCTTCGGGGAGAAGTTCAAGGTGCTGAAGGTGGACAAGACGATGCTGGACTACTACACCAAGCTGTCGGATTTCCATGCCCAGTTCCGCTGCATAGGCACGAACTACAATCAGGTTGTCAAGGAGCTGCGCATCCACTTCTCGGAGAAGAAAGCGATGGCATTGCTCTACAAACTGAAGAAGTGCACCATTGACCTTGTGAAACTGAGCCGGGAGATTGTGGAACTTTCGAGGGAGATGGAAGCTAAGTGGCAACAAAGACGGGATGATTCTATGGCATAGTGGGATGTCCCTCTGATACGCAGTCCGGCAAGTGAACGAAGTCCAACGGACAACTTCATTGCCGACCATATTGTAATCGGGCGTCCGGGGCTGTCTGTCAAGGATGAAAACCGGTCCAAAGGATTGAAAATATAACCTTAGGAATTTTATCTGAAGTATTAATAAGGGCTATCCCAAAAGGTCTAAAAGTAAA